GACTACAGAGTCAGTGTTATCAATAATTAATACACCATTAACTGTAAATGTTGGTGCGACATCTAACTGACTTGTGAATAAAACTGCGCCGTTTACACGCAGGTCGCCAACTTCGTTGACGTAGAAACCGGGGCTTTTAAAACCGCTTTTTGACTCAAAAGGAATATAAGATACTGTCATTTAGATCTCCGCTATCACTCCAACTTCACCTTCTACAAAGACTATGTGTATTTATACGGGCTGAAAAGTTAATAGCTAACAAGATCATTAATAGTGTGATAGTAAGTTACGCTGTGTATTACTTTGGCGCCTTCTAACAATGTAGAATTGTCATAGGTGCTATCTTCTGGGCTGTTTGCTGGATTTATTAACACCTGTACTTTTGCTTCGTTAACCGCAGTGGATAATTCTATTAAGTTTTCACCTAAATTAGTTTTTCCATATACTGTAACGCTGGCTGTCTCTGGTCCTGCTACAACTAATGCTTTTACAATTTCTTTTCTAAAATTTCCCACATCTACAACTATCGTGTATTCTGCTGCCATAAAATCTCCCACATACCATTCGTCAAGAACAGTACCTGGAAAAACAGACATCCACGGGCCTTTATAGGCAAAATTCACGCCGTTTTGAATACGCAGGGTATTCTTAATTCCTTGGAAAAAGTATTTTGCAAAATTGATCATAGTTTAGTATTTATCGGAAAACAAAAAAGCCCTTTCGGGCTTTTTTAGTTATTCGGAATATGAACTAATTTTCCGTATTCTGGAAGAAATAGATATTCAATATCCGAATTTTGAAGTGTCCACACAGCATCGTCTAGGGTTTCAACTAACGGTTCTCCACCTAAATTAAAGCTGGTATTAAACAAGATAGGAACTCCTGTTTCTTCTTTAAATGCACTGATCAAATTATAGTAGTGTTCGTTCTGTTCTTTAGTAACAGTTTGAATACGACAAGTATGATCTTCGTGGATAATTGACGGAATCTTTTCCTCAATTCCGGGTTGACAATTTACAGCGTACATCATAAATGGGCTATCTTCCATTCCTCGTAGATCAAACCACTCGTGTACATCGTCTTGCAAAATACTTCCGGCAAATGGACGGAAATATTCACGATGCTTAACTGTATTCACAAAATCTTTACCGTCTTTGAACGTAGGGTCAAATAAAACCGAACGATTACCTAGAGCACGTGGACCGTTTTCTGAGCGGCCTTGGAACATTGTAACAATGTTTTTCTCTCTTAAGAGTTTAACAACATCTTTGTAAGTAGCATCAGTAACTGTTCCGCCTACAGAAGAAACTTTAGTTTCAATTTCTTCGTTGGTATAAGAATACGCAGGTCCAAGATACAGAGTGTCGTATTTTCTAACGGTAAAATCGTTATACATTCCGTGCCAGAACATTAATGCTGCACCAATGGCTGTACCTGCGTCATTTGAAATAGGTTCTACATAAAATTCAATACCTTCGTCTTTTAGATATTGCAGATAATAGTAGTTTGCAACACAGTTTAATCCGTAACCGCCTGACAATACAACCTGTTTCTTACCGCTTTTTTCAACAGCCAATCGAATTAATTTTAAAACTTGTTCCTGACTTTGTGTTTGAATAGCATATGCTAGGTCTCTACGACTTTGCATTTCAGTAACATCTTGTCCTTCTTGCGGAAGGTCTTCTAATGAGCTGAACAAGTTCATATTAACAATACTGCTCATTGGATATTTGGGAACAATTAAATTCCTATTTGATAGTGGGAAACTTCCACTTTCATCAAACAATGGGGGGATTTGATCGTTGGGTTTACCGTAGGGGAACAATCCCATGGTCTTACCTGCTTCGATAGCAGAGAAACCGCAGTATTCAGTTACACCTTCATAGACCTTAACAATGCCTGCACGATCAGTGAGTAATGCCTCGTGAGTTTGATTGTTTTCTCCTAGCGGTGCTGAATCAAAATCTGGAATATAAGAAGCAGGAATTGGTTCTCTAGTACCGTAGTGTTTTCTTAAAGTTTTAAATTCTGCAGGATATTCGCAGTCAACAATAGATTCAACTTCCCAAAACCATAGTTGTTGATTATCGTAGCTAAATGGAAAGAATGTTCCAGCACCGTCGACGATTAAGGATACAGCATCTTTAAATCCGCTTCTATAAAAAGCACAGGCAGCGTGAAGCTTATGATGCATATGGCTGAAATCAATTACCTGAGGGTGGCGCAAGGGAGTACTGGTTTTTCTATCAATTAAACCTAACTTACGAGCCATACCTGTGTAAATGTCGTCACCGGAGTAATCAATTTTACCAGCAGTTTCATACAAATTCTGTGTATGAGCAACAATAAGATAATCTAGTTTATCAGTATACTCTAGAATTTTTACCATCGAAGCAAGAGGGCCGCCGTCATACTTTTGGCGTGTTAGTCTTTCTTCTTCGACTGCAAATACAATCTCACCATCTTTTAGTAAACATATACCAGCATTATGTCCTCTGGTAATACCGGCAATCCATACTGGTTTTTTATTTGATTTTTTTACAGATGTAACACTCATTCTTTATTCCCCATTACGTGGTTAACTACTAGCGTAGTAATATCATCAGTCATAGTCATTAGTCTTTCATTTTTTCTATCAATTCTTTCGTCTAAGGTAATTCTAATAGGGCTGTATTCTCTTTCGACTTCTCCCATATCTAGAATATCTATTCCTTCAACATTTGGATAACTAACATTTATTGGATAGGTAGCGCCAGTTACAACAACTGCCTGTGTTCCTACTGAATATGCTAAATGTTGTCCTAGACTGTCGCAGCCTAAAAACGAATCTGCATACTTGATAATTGAAGCCCATACTCTAATATTAGTATTTTCCGGTGTTGCAACTTCATCTTTTAATTTTGCATCAGAAAAATCAACTTTAAACTCACTCATCAAAATTACAGCATATCCATTAGTCTGTAATTTTTTAATAATCTGTTTAACATCTTTAAGTTCAAAACTACGGCCAGTTTTATCAATTAATGTTTCGTCGACGTATTCAATACTGCGACCAAATGGCTGGAATACAACTAATTTTTCTTTTTTGAGTTTTTTCTTAACTTCATTTACTACATACCTGCCCTGCAATAGTTCGTCTTTAGATAAATTTAACGTAGGCTTAGGAAGGTCTCTAACTCCCTTGCCGTTCAATTCAATATCAAACGCCTGTGCAATAGAGCATTTTTGATTGTAGTATTCCCAAATTCTATAAGGTTCCGGAGTAGCAACATCCATATCTTTTAGTTTGTCTTGGAATAGGTTCTTGTGCCAAACATCGTATACTCGGTGATCTAATGTTGGATGGCCTTTAAACACATCTGTTCCACCTTCACATACAATAATGAAATCTTTGTCTCCGGATTCCTCTTCGTATTTTTCGAAAGCAGGAATAGAGCAAATCATACGGCCCGCGCCGCCGTTGATAAAAAATGCTTTTGATCTTGTCAATTTAAACTCCAATAAGAAAGGCCTTGTGTTGATTATATATCCTTACGGATACATTCACAAGGCCTTTTCTGGCTTTAAATTAATTTAGATTTGAATATTACCTAAATCTGGATGCTTTGGAAACGCAATTTTCCAGTGATCAACTCCCTTGTATTTTGTTGGAAGATCACGCAAAAATGTTTGATATTCTCGAGCTTCGGCAATGGTCTCGTCTGATAATCTAGAAAGATCACCGCTTAGTACACGATCATAGTATTCAACCTGCAATGAAATACCGTTCCAGAAATCTGCAGAATTAATTGGATGACCTATAAACTTTGGCTGAGTAAACACCTTAAGATTTTTGTCATATTTTAATTCGTTCAAAGCGTGGCAATGTTCAACGATTCCGTCTCCGTTTTTGTATTCATAGACCCACTTCTCACCCGTAGGCAACATTTCTTCATAATTGTCAACATCGCCGTGTGTGTAAAATCCTGTGAAATATGCAGCTTCCCAAGGATGGTCTTTTGCTGAAAATACAAAGAAATCGTAAGTTGGACCGTCGTCAACAATCGATGCTTCCAATTCTTCTTTATTATTGCTCATCCTTTCAACATTTAGACAAACACCAGTTTGTTCCCATTGTCTTACCAATAGAAATTCTGGTCCGTTATATACGCATTCAACTGTTTTCTTTTTAGCAGTTGTTTGCTTATATGGCTCATCTGGTAGTTGATGAGTAAATTTTACATTGATCATATTTTATTACCTCGGAATATAGTTAATTCTTACTAGACCGTAACCGCCTCTCCATCCAAAGTTACAGTGGTCGCCGCAAGGTGTTGGCATTGTACCGCCTGTACCTGTAGGCATCATTACTTGACAAGCCTGGAACTGATAGCAGCCGCAGCTTTTATCTGATGACCAGCAAGATGTTCTTGGAATACCTCTATGTGGTGTTCTAGAAAGAGCATTTACCATAAATTGGAATTGGTGGAAACCTGACCCGTTCCATTGAGAGAAATCAGAGTCTGTTTCAAAACCGTGTGTTACCACAGCACCGTCACAGGCAAACAAACCTGGCGGAATAGCCACGTGAGCCTGTGTTGAACAAGGGCAATTACTGTAGCAGGTCCAGAAAGTAGCACAACTAAATCCACCAAATTTATTAATGTCGCCGCCCCAGGCCTGAGCACATCCAGCAGCGCCTGTTGCTGTACCATAGTTACATACAATACCGCAGGTTCCGTTTGAATAGTTTGTAAAGCAGAATCCGCCACTCTGGAAACAGCACAATACCGCTGCCGATCCAGGAGCACAATACGCTGTGCCTCCTCGGCCACCTTGAGCACATATACATCCGTTTGTTGATGCTCCGGTATATTGGTTAATACCTGTCCAACAAACCTGTGTTGGATCAGAACATCCTTTAAAACAGAATGTTTCTGGGTTACCACAGCTAATTCCAGCAATACCGCAGATTGTACATCCAGCTACTACGCAGATGCATTTACGAGCCCAAGCTCCCGGGTTTCCAGGAAGACCAACTCCGCAGCATCTAATACCTGCTGAAGAGCCGCCAGCTCCCCAAACATCAATAATTACACGGCCTGTACCAGGTGCAACCCAACAAAAGTAGTTGCTAGGGGTAAATTGCATTCCATTATTGCTTGTATTGGAATAGGTAAAAACTTGTCCTTTTTCTAGGCCAATTTCGTCGGTGTCGATTTGATTTATTTTATTTTCGACTAAAGTTCTTAAAGTTGCCATATTAGTACGTATTGCCTCCATCTGTTGGGATGTAACGAATTCTTACGGCACCCATACCACCACGTCCACCGTGGTCTCGAACGTCACCGCACACGTTTGTAGGATAGCCCCCTTGTCCCATAGGCGCCATTGGAATACAACCGAATGCTTCATAGCATCCGCAGGCCACTGATCCGTCCCAGCAATGCGCTACTGCATTATGGCTTGGATGACGACTTAATGTTTGTACGCCTGCAATCTGTGCCATTAAACCGTTTCCTGAAACTCTTCCGCTTGGGGAATCTGTATCCATTGGGAATGTATATACTCCGCCTTCTGTGGAGTACTGCATAGCTGGAGTGTTATAATGATACAATAGTCTACAGTTGTTATTGTTTGCTGCGCAGTCAAAGTTTGATGTACAAGAAATTGTGCCGCAACAGTTTATGTCGCCACCAAAAGCACATACTGGGCCACCTGTGTTATAAGGCTGATAGAAATCGCTGCAATAGTTACATACTCTAGCACAGATCCACCAACCGCAAATTTCTTTGCCGCCGATTGTTTTTTGACAAAATCTTGTTCTAGCAAAACATTGCATAACACTCATACCACCGTCAATACACCAGAACACTCCAGACTTACCGCCTTGAGCGCACATACAACCTCTAGTTGAACCAGCAGGGCAACAAATGTTATGTGTACAGTCACTAGATCTTGGAGCCCAGTTGGATGCCTTAGAATCATTTTGACAAATATTTCCCCAGTTTTCTCCGTTGCCCCAGCCCCAAGGATTGTTACCTTTCCAAGATGCTGAAGACATTGTTGGATTCATTCCACCGTTGTATATAGGTGTTGGAGAACATCCAAACCAGCAAATACATACAGCTTCTGAATAACCTCTACAGTAAGCAGGTGTATCACCGCAGGCTCTTCCAATAAATCCACAGACATAATTTGATGGGCATACGCAGATACATTTTTTTGCATATGCACCAGGGTTTGGTGGTACTGACATACCGCAGCAACAGCCACGTCCCATACTACCACCAGCACCCCAAATTTCAATAACTGCCAGTCCGCAGCCCGGTGGCTTCCAACAGAAACCGTTACACAGACCTGTGTATTCGTTTCCGTCTCCGTATACCCAAATACGGCCCTTTTCTAGCTGATCTTCCCAGGCTAGTTCTCTGTTGCCTAATAATTGACTCAATAGGGCCATTAAAATTCTCCCAATTTTACGTGAATTTGATCTTCGTTAACGTTAGTGCCTCTATATGTGATACGAATTGCACCGTGACCGCCTCGACGACCAGAATCTCTAACATCTGGACAAGGAGTAGCAGCAGTACCTGGCATACCATATGGCATATAATTCATACAAGCGTGGTGCTCATAGCAGGTACAGAACGCTGTTGATCTCCAGCAGGTTGTCCAAGGTTGGCCTCCTGTTGGTGATTTAGATGTATAGTTAATCATCATACCTGCACCAGCCATACCTGATCCTGCCCAACGATCTGGGCCCATATCATTAGGCCAACTAAAACTCATATATCCGCCGTCTTCTGACCAAGTTCCGGCAGGATATGGTAATCTTTGAATAAAGTTACAAATACAGAACATTTGTCCGCCACGGAATTCCATAATACCAATACAGCCACAGCAGTTTTTATCTCCGCCGTAGGCACAGGCAATAAACAAACCTGGACAATAGTTACAGATAATTCCACAGCTATTGCAGATTAATGTTCCGCAGTATCCTGTAGCATAGTAACAGCAGAATGGGCTCCAAGCACCGGTCCAACAGCAGGTTTTGCCGCCAGCGCCACCTTGTGCGCACATACATCCGTTAGTGTTACCACACAGATCTCTTGCTTTTTCCCAGACTACGCAAGTACCTTCTGAGCAGCCAGAGAATGAAAATCCTGAACCAGGGCCGTTACAAGCAACACCTGGTCTACCAAAAATAAACGAACAGCGATCTACTGCAATCGTTTTCTTAGAATATGCTCCGGCGTTTCCTGGAAGGCCTACTGAACAACAACAGTTACAAGAACCGGTACCGCCTGCACCCCATATTTCAATGGTAGCAGTACCACATCCTGGTGAATTCCAACACCACTGATGTTCAGTTCTGATACAGGCATACATTCCAGACCCACCAGAAACAGAATAAATCTTTCCTTTAGGCAGATTTTCCTGAAAGGCTGTAATCTGTCTAGTAGAAAGTAAATCGGAAAGTTTTCCCATATCTTTTATTTCCTATTATGGTCCAATGAATACCCAACCGTATGAACCGCCGCTGTAAATCATTGTAATTGCAGCATTATTCAAATTCAAAACTAAATCTTCTGCTAAGTTTTGAATTTTGCTACCGTTTCTACCAATGGTTACATTGTTTGTAGCAAAAATTCCAGCCACATCAATAATTTGAAGTGTGTCACCAACGCTAGGTGATGCTGGTAATGTAATTGTAAATGCAGCTGAAGTTGCATCTGCAAAAATTCTCGTTCCTGCGGTAACAGTTGCTGAGCTAGTTAGCGTTTGATTAACTACTGAATCTGTCCCGAACGATGATACTTGTCTTCCCATGTTTATCTACTCCCTTTTATACTGTAGAGGTTTCTATGCCAAATGCACTTACACTTACGCTAGCATTGCTGGCATAGACAACTAAAAGTTTACCTGTGTTCATCATAATTCCAGTTCTTTCTAGAACGCCATTTGGCCCAAGCTGTGCATCATATTCAATATATTCTGCGTTCGTAGGTGTTGATGAACTTGCTAGTGCAACTCTTACTGAAGCTGTGGTAGTTCCTCTGTTTACTATAAAAACTGATAATACAGTAAACGTAGTTGCTGGAACTGTATAAATGGTCGTATTTGTTGTAGCTGCTAAAGCTGCTTGACCTAAAATTCCTGTTGCCATTTATTAATTTCCCCGTTAATTGTTTAGTAAAAAGTAATTTAACACTAGCGCATCGCCTACAATACCGCCTTTGAAATTTACTTTTGTATTTATGTTAATCGCAACATTTGTAGTTGTTGCAATGGTTTGCCCTGCTATGTATATAACGCCCGCTGTTAGGGTGTTAACGTTCAAGCTGGAACCGCCGCCACCAATTTGGCTAGTAATATACGCTTTAATAGCACGTTGCGTTGGTACTACAGAGTCAGAATCTGCTGTAAAGAACGGATCTGTTGAGAATTCTGTAATTGTTGCACCTGATCCACCAAGTGCTACAGAACCCAAGCTCAATTCGTTCAATCCTGCAATGTTAAACGCATCAGCATTCAATGTAGCAATACCAGTTGCCTGTTCAACGTTGAACAATCCACCAACTCTAAAATTACCGTCTTGGTCAGTTGAAGTATAGAATACACGACCACCTTCTGATAATCTGTATTCTTGCGCTGGAACTGGATCAACTAATGGTAAACCAGGATAGTTAGAACTAATAATATTACCTGTACCGATATCTAACAAATCGTGACCTGTTAAACGAACCTGTGAATATCTACGTCTAATTGTGACCGCTGCTTCGTGCTCAGGTGCTTCCGCAGCACCTAGTGCTGGACTCAATTGTAGAGTAGCATTATAAGTTCCGTCACCATTTGGAATTAAACCAGTAACGTTAACTAATCTATACCATACATCGTCGATGCCTGCAATCTGTACGTTTGCACCTGCTTTTGGAACGCCGTCTAAATTTTTAAACGACACATATGTACTTACCTGATAGTTGTCAGCATAACCATTACCAGATATGTCTGCAGATGCTGCGGTATATCCAGTTCCTCTGTTTGTGAACATTGGTTGTGCAATAGCACCGTTGCCAACTCTAACAGTTGAAGTTGCATCTGAGCCTGTGTTATTAGGATCAGTGATAGTCATTGTTGGAGGTGTAACATAACCCGAACCTGGCTCAGTGATCCAAATTTCAGTAATTTGATTATCTGGAGAAACGTATGCTCTAGCTCTTGTTGTTGCACCTTGGCGAATATTTTGTACGCCAGCAGTACCTGTTGCAAGAACAACCCATCTTGGATCTGCATTATAATTACCGAGTGCAGATGCTACAAAGTCTCTGCTTGCTAAGAATGCCGATGTACCAGATCCTGTTGTTAGTACAACATTAGAACCTCCTTGTGTTGTTGACACAGTGAATTCAGTGCTGCTAGGAACGCTGGTAATATAATAGTAGCTTCCAGATATCAAACCGCCAAGTGTTGTTCCTGTAAACTTAACTTTATCTCCTGCACGTAAGTTTGTGGTAGAAGATGTTGTTACATAGTTTGTATTCAATACAAATGTAGCTTTAGATGCATATGTAGTACCAGTAGCAGCAGAAACTAATGTAGTTCCGCCGTAGGCTGCTGGTCCCCAGTTTCTGCTAGTTGCCTGTGCTGGTCCTTCGACCCAGGTAATACCATCTTCTGAGTATGCAGTTCTACTGCTACCGTAGGCAAATGCCACATATCCTGTACTTGCATACACAACCTTGTTCCAGTTTGCGGCGGCACCTGGCATTGTAGCTGCGGTCCAAGTTGTGCCGTTAGTACTGTATGCTGCCTTGGTAGTTGGTGTGCCGCTGCTACCTGCAACTGCAACAAACTTGCCATTACCAAATGTCACTGAAGACCAGTATGATGAACTTGGCAATGTGTTGCCTGAAGTCCAAGATACACCACCGTTGGTAGAATATGACGATGTTTGAGAACCAGTTGAATAACCAGATACTGTTACAATATAATTTGTTCCACCGATATTACCATAGGCAACACTGGACATTTCTGACGAACCGCTGGTTACAGCAGAGTTAGTCCAGGTAGTACCATCTGTTGAATAGTTAACCGCTGCTCCGTCACCTCTTAGAGCAATATATCTATCGCCTGCCCAAATTACCTGTTTCCAGTATGCGTTACCACTTAATGCATTAAGCTGTCCGGTCCAAGAAGTACCGTTCGATGAGTAAGCAATATTTCTTGTACCGCCGTTACCACCAATAATAGCAACATATTGATTCGTACCATTGTATGCAATACTTGTATATTCATATGTTGAGTTAACTGTTGGTAATGTGCTGTTTGTCCAAGATGTACCGTTTGTACTATACGCATATAAACCTGCTGAACCGCTGTAACCTACGGCATAGAAAGAAGAACCTGTATAAATTACATCAGTCCAAGTTCCAGAAGTCAATGCTGTTGATTCTGTAAATGCAGTAGAAATTTTATTTTTAGCAGTTGAAGTTGCATTTAATGAAGCAGTCGAGCCGTCTCTTAGTGTCCAGGTTACACCGTCTGGAGAAGTTGCTGAATATTCTCCTTTAGATGTTACGTAGAATACACCTTGACCGTAGTTGATGCTGCTCCACTCGTACAATCCTGGTAGGTTACTCTTGTACCAAGTTGCTCCGTTAAAGCTGTACGCTGCCATTGCAGAGCTATCTGAAATAGCAACAAAACGCCCGTTACCGTAGGCAATGTCAACCCAATTAGATTCGGTAGAATCGTCGTTGCTTGGTAATGTAGTTACTGTCCAAGCGGCACCTGATGCTGAATATGCAACAGAATTTGAGAAATTACCTTCAATTTCAACAAATCGTGATCCGCCATAGGCAATTGCAACAGCACCGTTAGCTATGGTGTTAATGCTCCATGAGGTTGCATTAGTAGATAATGCACGGAATGCGGATGATGAATCGCTTGCGGCAATTGCAACAAACGAACCATTTCCGTAGGCAACATCGCACCAATCAGCAACTTCGCTTAGGCTTGATGCTGTCCAGTTAATACCGTCTCTAGAATATGCACCGGTAGCAGATGCTTTTGCAACAGCTACGTAAAAACTAACACCGTTGATCGCTCCATAGGCAATTGACGACCATTGATTATTTGGTTCACCGCCGCCGCCGCTGGCCGCAGTTGGCATTGTTACAGATGTCCAAGTTACGCCGTCTAAGGAGTAAGCAGCAACACCAGTACCAACTGCAACATATTTGTCGCTAATTGCAGTACCGCTGGATGTGATATACGAAATAGAGCCGCTTGGGCTGTTTACTGTTTCAACAGTGATTGTAACATCGTTTGCTGGAGAAGTTCCGCCGAGTAGGGCTCCGGAAATTGTTAAAGTATCTCCGGCAGTATACAATGCTCCTGGTACTACCAATTCTACTGTATAAACACCTCTTCTTCTTGAAACATCAAATGTTGCTAAACTTCCAGTTCCGCCAGTTGCAGATAAACCAGTATATGCGCCATATCCGTCACCGTAGACAACATCTGCCCAGGCTGCGCTTGTAGTAATGTCTGCTACAGTTTTTGTAAATGGAGGAGCAGTAAATGTCAATCTTGGAGTAATAACATAAGAACTTGTAACGTCTAATGCTGCTTCAATTGGAGTTCCGGCAACAATATGCTCCCAACCAGCTGTTCCTGTAGATGGTTTATAGATTGTTGCTATTTTAGAACCTGCACTATATGTATTAATATAACCGTATTGTCCAGCACCTGTACCAGCAATAATATCAATTCTCATTCCTACATATGCTGCACTCGATGAAGTATCAGCAGCAGCTAGTGTAATTTGAGTTGTGTTTCCGTCTTGTGCTAGGTTTGCGGCAGTTACATAACCCACGCCACCAATGCCCGAACTATCGCCCGGATCGGTTAAACGAACATTGAATACTGCGCCATCTCTAAATTCATTTGCTACAGTAGTAACACCGTAACCAGCACCAGATGTTGTAAATGTTGCTTCAGTATAGTCTGTACCAGCATTGCCAAACTCATATGCTAATATTTGTTGTCCGTCAGTTAATACACTTCTAACGTTGGCTTCAGATGCACGGTTGTTAATTTGTCCTAATACTGGAACTTCTGTAACGTCAACACCTTCTGCCACAGAACCAAAGTCTCCGTAGGAGTTGTTACCGTTTGTAGCACGGATCTTACCACCGTTTTCTGCTAGATATCCAACGTGTGAGTAGTATGTGAACACAGAAACAAGTTCTGCACGTCCTAGGTTAGTTACCCACGCACCAATACCTCCAGAGATAACCTGTGTAAAGTCGTTGGAAACGATAGAATCAACTCCGCCAGCGTGTAGTGATCCGTCAATCTTTTGACCTGTTGCTCCTGTACCAAAAGTTGTTACGTTTTGTACATATGTAGATCTTGTGGTTACCCATACACGATCGTCATTTGGACCCCAACCTGGATCTAGAGAAACATAAGCACCAGCTACTGGTCTGCGAGTACCAAATTCGTTGGCTTCGTATAGACCGTCTGGATAACTTCCTGCACCGGAAATATTACCGTCCGAACTACCGTCTAAACCAAATAATGTTTGATTACGGATTCCGCAACCGTTTCTTACATAGAACATCCATTCTAATCTAGAACCTGTTAATGCACTTCTGTAGTAACGTGCTGCTCTTGTAGAGTTGTAGTTACCTGTGTACATCAAATCTTGAGAAATTGCTGTGATGTAGTTTCTTACATCATTCTCACAAGATGCCTGATTGTATGAATACTTAACAGTCATTGTGCCAGTTGCTGTTGATAAGTCAACTGGAGTAGTACTGTCTAATGAAGTAGATACTTTAAATGTTGTAGCTGTTAATCCGCTAGCTAATACATAGTAAGTTGTCGAAGTTGTAACTCCACCAAATGTTGTACCTGTGAATACTACAGCATCACCTGCAACCATCCAAGTTTGAGAACTGCACGTAAATGTATCAGTTCCTCCGGTAGATGCTGTTACAGTTGCCTTGAATGTATTAGCAATGTATGCGGTAGCTTCTGCAACCATGAATTCTTTGTTAAGTTCGAGAATTTTTCCGCCGTTGATAACATTAACATCAGTGTTTGGAAGATTTGTTCCAATAATAATTGGTGATGTTCCAGTATTAGCATAATTGATAATATCTGTCCACAATAGATCGGCTTGAACCACAGCTCCGCTGGCTGCTGCAAATGATGCTTTCTTAGAAATAAAATCAATAATTGCTAGAGTTTCTGTTTTCTGAGATGTTAGAACAATACCTGTGCTTTCTAGACCTCTATAGTAGGCCATGCCGTTCTGAATAGATAAGAAGTTCGAACCAAACATCAAATCATAGCCAAGAGCATCAATCATATAACCAACGTCACGAGAACAAGTTGTTGTGTTAAAGTTTAGAGTTGGATATTCTCTCTTGATATATTGAACTGCATCTGCTTGAATGCTTGACTTTGCGGCATCTAAGACTGTTTTTGCAGTTACTAATGCTGTTGCTACCCAGGCGGTGCTTGGAGCGATTGTTGTAGGCTCAGTACCAGTATTGATAGTGTCGTACATTTCTTGGATGCGAGCCTGTGCAAATTGTGCAGCAGCTAAAGATCCTGGTGTACCGCTAACATCTTGTGTTAAACCAGTAGTCTTTGTCCATCCTGCGGTATTACCTTGTGCAATATTGTCAATAATATCTTTGATGCGTAGTTGAACAGCTAGGGCTTGAGATTTCTCTCCAGTTTCAACAAACACGCCATTACTGTAGTAAGAACGTGCTGCAATTTGAGTTGCAAGGTTTCCGCCGTAGGTTAAGTCGTAGACCAATGCATCAACAATATAACCAACGTCACGCTCGCATTTTGTTTGTCCAGTTCCGCCATATACGAATCCAACAAACGGGCTAATGTTTCCAGAAATTTGTGCGTTAATCCATGCACTAACTTCAGATACTAAGAATGCCTTGTTTGCAAGAATTAATCTTCTTGCATTAAAGTAGCCTGTGTCATAACCTGTTGGATCTGGATATACATAGGCATTGGCAGATCCTAATCCGTTAGCAACAATGTCTTTAATTTCAGCAGCGTTTGCAATTACTGAACTAACTGCTGTAGTGCTACCTGTGCTACCTGCAAGTTGTGCGGTAGTAATTTGAGTTTCAGTATTTCCAGTTGTTGGAGTAACAGAAACGTTAGTAATAATTTCGTCTGTAATAGCTTGTAGACGTGTTAATGTTGCAATTGTTTTTGCTTTGTCGTTTGTAGGAATAATCTTTCCACGAGGACTAATTCTTGCAGAACGTAGTTCGTCACCAACAATGGCTGTATTTGCCGGTACGTGCATTGGAAGAACTTCATAGTACTCACCAGTTTTTACGTTAACTGTATAATTTGGAAGGTCCTCTAACGGCATTCCGGCAGTTGTACCTGCGGTAACTGCATCTGTAATAATTGCTGCTAGGCTTACACAAACATCTTCTGCATCAGTTTCTGCTGTGTAGCTAGTATCGATGATCTGTTTTGTCTTAGAAGAAACACCGTTTAATGTTTGGTAGTTTGCCGCTGGTGCTGTATTTGCTAAAACGCTTTGTAATACAGTAACACCGTAGTTGATTGCAGCAACTAATTGATCGTCTTCGTCTTGAATTGCAGTGATCAATGCTGTTCCTGCTGCGTTGAAGTAAGATTCAGTTGCTTCGCGAGTTTTTACGTTACCAGTATGTGTTAGGTCATAGATAATTGCGTCTACAATTAATCCCATATCACGTTCACATAGTGCATCGTTATCGTTGGTAAATCCAACCCAAATACCTGTTGGATGTGCAATCTGATATTTCACCCATTCAGCAATTTCACGTTGAATGAATGTTCTATTCATTTTTAATAGATATGCTGCGTTAGGATACTCTGTTCCTGCTTCTACTTGTTCAAGAGCATAGCGAACGCTAGCCCAAGGTTTATCTAAAGTTGTTCCGTATGTTGGCGCAGGAGAATTTGTACCGCCTGGTGCAACATAGAATACATTTTTAACTTGGCCAAAATATTTCCAAGTTGGAAGTCCTGAATTAACTGTTAATACTTGTCCTTCATCACCGACTGGCAAACGTGTTGGTCCAGCGCCGGAGTAGTAAACTAAATCACCGATTGATGTTAAAACACTTTCTTCATTACCAGCTGTTAATAGATTCCAATATGTGCCGGTGATATCATTATCTGGTCGATCAGATCCTGTAGTAGCGGTGTGCGCTTGAACGCAAATATAGCTGTTTGGTCCGTACTTAACAGCGTCACCAAGTACGTATACAGAGCCATTTAGCCAGTTTCCAGACCAATTAATACCTTCATTTAATTTTGACCAATATGATCCGTTTGGTGGTTTATGATTTGTACCATCTGCTGTAGCAACATAGGTGTAGCCGCCTAGTCTAACAATTTGTCCTACGCGATATGCAGTACCAGCATCCCAGTCACCAATTAACGTAAATCCGGTTGTGAATAAATCGTAATTTGTTGAATCATTAGATGGTGTGTCTGATGCTACTAAAGAATTCTTAACAATGTAAGTGTTTCCACCGTATTTTACTATGTCGCCTGGTTGATACTCAGTTGTCGATGCCCATTCACCTTTGAAGGAAACACCTTCGACAAATTGATTCCAGTTTGAGTTATCTGTTACAAAGTTTGCTGATGTGTGGTCTGTAACACAGATCCATAATCCGCCGCTAGATTTAACTACATCGTTGACTTTGTATCGAACAGCAGATAACCAATCACCTTTATATTCGATGCCTCTGTTAAAATAGTCCCACTTGCCTTGATCGTTTTCTAGTCCTAATGAAACTGTAGCAGCTGATGTGTGGCCTTCATTACAAACGTATGTTGTTCCGCCATATTTGACAATGTCACCAATTTTATATTTTTCGTTGGTGCTCCAATCGCCCTTCCAGTCGTTGCCTTTGGTAAAGACATCCCATTTTCCTAAGTCAACTTCTAACCCGTCAGTGGTTGTTGAAGCCGATGTATGTGCTGTATTACATAGGTAAACATATCCGCCGTATTTTACTAGGTCATTAACTTTATAAACAGTATTTGTATCCCAAGATCCTGTCCAATCAAAACTTTCCGCAAATAAATCCCAATCACTTTGGTTAGTTTCTAATACAGAGCTTGAAGTATGGCCGTTGTTACAAATATAAACATATCCGCCGTATTTTACAATATCGTTTTGTTTATAAAGTGTAGTTGCTGTCCAATCACCTTTCCAAGATTGTCCATCGCTAAATTGGTTCCAACGTGCTGGAATATTTTCTAAATCTGTATAAAAATCTGCATCTGCGGTGTGACCAATAACGCACACGTAGGTCTTACCACCGTAAGCCACGATATCATCTTTGTAGTACGAAGTACCGGTTGCCCAGTTGTCTTTCCATACAAATTTAATTCTACCTAGTTTAAATTCAGCCATTTATAGCTCCATATTATTCTTAATCATATTTATCTAAAAAAATTATCTCACGATTTTGTAAAATAATTCAATGCAAGTAACGTACCGTCTACTCCTCCGGTAAAGTTTACCTGGCTACCAAATATTAACTCATCTCCGCTGGTTGTAGATATTAGGTCTGGACCAATAGTTACAACACCTGCAGTCAACGATCCAGTGGTAGCATCTGAACCACCTCCTGAAACTCTTGCAGTCAAGTATGCTTTAATTGCTCTCTGTGTAGGAACAATGTTATTACTGTCAGCGATAAAAGTTCTGTCTGTTGAGAATTCTCTAATAACTGTTCCAGAACCGCCTACAGAAACTCCACCTATTCTAATTTCTTCTAGACCTTCTAACTGGAAGAATTGTGCGTTTAATGTTACAGTACCTGTAGATTGTTCAACAGCAAATAATTCTCCGCAACGGAAATTACCTTCTTCGTCAGTTGATGTATAGAATACACGACCTCCGTTGGCTTCATATACCTGGTTTTCAGGAGATATTACTGACCCGTTTGGATTTAGTGTATCTGGATAATTTGTTTGATAGTAGTTTCCTAGACCAATTTCTAAGAAATCGTGACCTGTTATGCGGCATTGTGAATACAATTGTCTAATTGTTACACCGGTACCGTGTTCAGGACTTTCTTCTCTACCTAAATCTTTAGCAATTTCTAATTGTGCTGTATAATTTCCGGTAGATCCTCCTAACACAACAGCTCTCAACAGTTTATATGTGTAGTCGTTAATACCTGAAATATTAACGTTATCGCCCGGGCTTGGAATTCTATCTAATCCCTGTACAACTAGATATCCGCCTATTTGATATTCATCTTTGTATCCGTCGCCAGAGACTGATACTCGTGTACTGGTTGTTTCGTATCCTTCACCTGCATTTAGAATGGTTGGGTTTCCTAAAACTCCGTTGCCTGTTCTTACCTGTACAAATACATCTGTGTCTGCATTTGGATCAACAATAGTCATAACCGGAGCAGAAGTATAACCACTACCTGGTTCCCAAATTGTTAATGCAGTCATTCTTCCGGCTACCACATATGCTCGTGCTCTAGCTGTGGCTCCTGTCTGTACAGATCTAACAATTGTAGAGTTTGCTGTAAGTCCTGCTAATACTAACCACTTTCCTGGTTTTGTATTTGCGCTATAGGTTACAGAACACCACGGAGATGAAGTTCCTAATGATTGGTAATTCCACAATACACCGTCTCTAGACGTTGCACATACTGTAGTTCCGTTAGCGACTGCAAAGAATATGCCCTGAGCATATGTAATTTCTCTCCAATCTTGTGCTTGAATAGTTTTTTCTGTCCAGGTAATACCATCCCAACTTATAGAAACTTCAGTTGCACCGGCATATCCTCCAGACAATGCAACAAATCTTCCGTTACCGTAGGCTAAAGAATAACTTCCCTGAGTGATTGAACCTAAGGTCCAGGTAATTGCATCAGAACTGTATGCTACTGCTGCTGAAGTAGAATCACTTAATGCTGTAGTCACATACTTGCCCTTACCATAGGCTACAGAATTCCAGTCAGCGCCTTCAGGAAGAGTAGATGCTATCCAAACCGATCCGTTTGTACTATAAGCAGCCTTAGTGCCACCGCTTGCTACAGCTACCCATTTTCCGTTACCGTAGGTAACATCACGCCATTCAGCAGTCGAAGGCATAGTCATTGATGACCAATTAATTCCATCAGTTGACGAAGCTGCGCTGCCGTTTGAAGCAAATGCCATAAAAATACCATTTACATAACGAACTCGAGTCCACAATGCTGAGGAAGGTAATGTTGTAGTATCCCAGGTCACACCATTATCTGTGGTATATGCTACAGAATTTGTATCCAACGCTACAGTCACAGCAATTTCATCGCTGGCTGCAATGCTAGACCATTGTCTATTGGCTGGTAAAGTTTTAGCAGAACTACTAAAACCAGGACTACTCAAAGTTACTCTTGGTTCTATAAAATAATTTGTTGACTTATCTAGTGTAGGTTCGATGGCTCGACCTTCATCTAAATGTTCCCATCCTAATTGATGTAAGGTCATTGTGCCTACACCATTTACTAAATTAAATGTTGCTCCCGGACCTGCTGTGTCACTTATTGTAATCGATGTACTGCTAACAATAGTTTTTACATAATAAACAGTCAATGATTCAATATTTCCGTATGTAGTTCCAGTAAACATTATAGGATCATTAACAGATAATGCTGAAGTAGATCCTACAGTAACTCTCATTCCAGAGGATGATGTTCCAGTTACTGCAATAGAACTTGTTGATTCTTTAGCAATGTAAGCATATTTTCCAGTTTCGTCAAAGTCAGCAATATATCCATACTGTCCTGTGCCTGTTCCTCTTCCGATAACTAATCTTAGTCCTCTGTAGGCTTCAGCAGTTTCAATGTCTGAACCAGCTAACTGTATTGACACAGTATTTCCGCCTTGTGAAGAATTAGTAATAAATTTATATCCAAGGCCGCCTTCAGCAGACGAGTCTCCTGGATTAGCGATTCGAATTTCTTGTACACCGCCGTTTCTAAATTCATCAACTTCTACAGAAGCATTAATACCTGATCCAGTAATTGTAAATGTTCCGGCCGTGTATTCTACACCTGCATTACTAAAGAACATTTTTTGAAGACCACCTTCGTCGTTGATTAATGTTTGATAAACGTCTGCATCATAGTATCTATTGTTAACTGTTGCTGTAATAGGTGTTTCAGCAATATTATATCCTTCTGAAACTGCACCTAATACTCCGTATGAACAGTTGCCGTTAGCAGCTCGAATTTTTCCACCGTTGGTTGCTAGGTAACCAATATAATTATAATATGTAAACACTGAAATACATTCAGTTCTTCCTGTGCCGTTGGCCCATACACCGATACCATCGCTGATAACCTGTGTAAAGTCGTTGGAAACCATAGTTTGATTTCCGCCAGAGTGTAGGTTTCCGTCAATCTTAAATCCAATACAGCCAGTACCAAAGGTTGTGCAGTTTTGAATATACGGAGATCTTGTTCCTACCCAGGCCGATTCGTCTGAAGGACCGTATCCAGGATCTAAACTAACAAATGCACCAGCAGTTGGTCTGCTGGTTCCGTATACGTTAGGAGCACTTAGAGTTCCCTCTAATCCTCTCATGGTCATATTTCTAATACCGGCAGCGTCTCTGCAATAGAACATATTGCTGGCTTTATTGGCTGTAAAATCTGAACCGTTAATAAAGAATGTTGAAGCTTCTACTGTTTTATAATTTCCAACATACAAAATGTCGTATGCAAGAGCATCAATAATTCTTTCAATGTCAAAATCCCATCTATCAGGCAATGGCATTAATAGTGGATTAGTTTCTTGAACATATCCTGCAACCTGGGCTTTTATAAATTCATAATTGTTTTCAATCTGCGCATTTGCGTTTATATTTCCTGCCGCAGCAGATGGTGTATTTGTACTGCTTATCGATACATTATACTGCGTTTCAATTCTATTTTTCAACATTTCAATCAATGTTGTTAAAGAAACAATCTGTAAATTTTCTGCTGCTGATGCTGTAAAATCTTGAAATATATCTGTATTGTATAAAAGAACATCGGGTTGATCAACAATAGTTTCACCTACTGCTACACCTAATACAATTCTAGAAATTAAAGGTTGTAGATAATCTAATGCTGACAAGATTAAACTAATATAATCTGAACTAAACGGTGTGTCTGCTGGAAATACTGTCACAGATCTAATGTCATCACCAACTAGTGCTACATAAGGCTGTACTCTAATTGGTAATATTTCTGGATAGTCGCCTGTTCTAATAAAAATTGTAGAATGAATAGGAACATTTTCTGTAGCGTATCTGATGGATCTCCATGCGCTTTGAGGACTTGTTCCTCTGTTAGGGCCGTCTATCCCTTCTGGTGAAACAAAGAATACATTCTCTGAATTTAATAGATATTTCCAAGCTACTTCGCTGTTATATGCTGTAAGTGCTTGACCTTCTTGGTCTACTGGTAATGCTTTATAACCAATTGTACTTCCATCACCAGTGTCGCCAAATGTTCGAACATCGCCTACATTTTTTAATCTATTAATTCTATTACCGTCGGTAACTTTTTTCCAATATCTTCCTAGCAAAGAACTATCAACTAAGCCATCATCATCGGGTCTATTCCCATTATCAGAAATGTGTTTATCTAAACAGGTATATGTACTGGATACCCATACAACAGTATCTCCAGCAATATAAGTGGTATCAGGAGCCCATACTCCTCTCCACTTTATTCCTGTGGTTAATAAATCCCAGTATACAGAATTAGTTGTGCTGTTGTCGTCTAAAAAGTCTGGGTCTTGATTTGTATTATCTAACAAACAAGAATAAACATTTCCTCCACGTCTAACAACATCTCCTAATAGATATTGAGTTGCCTGGTTCCAATCGCCTCTCATTTTTAAACCAGTATATAATAATTCCCAGTTAAATGGTGAGAACGGAGGTTCTTGATTGGTGTGAATTCTTAGAGATTTATATAAATGACCACCATAACTTACAATATCACCTATTTGATATAATGTAGTTTCATCCCACTGAAGGTCATACTCGTTACCTGGACAGTATATGTCAAACTGTTCTGACCCAAACACAGATTCCGATGTGTGGAATGTGTTTGCAATATAAAGATATGCACCGTATTTTACAACATCATTAACTTTATAAATTGTAGAAGATTGCCAATCACCTTTGTACTCTGTTGACTGATGTAATAAAGTCCACTTTCCTTGATCTTTAGGTAATCCTAATGTGTCAGTTTCTGCAGAAACGTGAGGAATTTGACAAATGTAAACATTTCCGCCGTACTTTAAAATATCCCCAAATCTATATCTGGTATTTGTTGACCAACTATCTCTCCATGACTGAGAAATAACTACCTCTTCCCAAGATGATTGACTTGCTTCTAATCCTTCAACTATTGTTCCTGCTGAAGTATGAGACAGTACACATCTATAAACTTTTGCCCCATATATTACAATATCATTTATTCTATAATATGTACCAATAGACCAATTAGTTCTCCAGTTCGTAGACGAAATGTATGTTGTCCATTTTCCAGAATCAATTTCAAAACCAGATTCTAAATTTGCAGTTTCAAGTTCTGGAAATTTTGAGGTATGGGCTTCTGTACAAACGTAGGTTACGCCGCCAACGGAAACAATATCACCAACTTTATAATATACATCATTAGTCCACGCTCCTAGCCAACTTGTGCCGTCTGCTACTAATTCCCACTTTGGAGATAAAACAGGAGGTATATCGCTGTTATAATAATTTAAATCGTAATAAAAATCTGCGTTTGATGCATGAGATTCAATACAGTTATAAACTTTGCCGCCAAAACTTACAACATCATCTGGGTTATATTTGCTGTGAGCACTCCATACACCTCTCCAGGTATATTTAAATCTGCTTATTTTAAAATCTGCCATTTAATTATTCCTCTGATGAACCTTCGTCATATGTATAACCATTGTTTATTCTAGCAACTAATTGCCCCTCATCATCAATATAATAAAATATTGCTCTATCGTCCCAACGATATTGTTGATATTTTAAATTTTGATACTCAACATTGTGGTTTACATCAATGCCTTCGTAAAAGTCCACTCCAATTTCAAAACCATTAAAATTTTCTGTTTCGTCGCCGACTCTGTTAATTTCAATTGAATCGTTAGATCTCATTTGATCATTTCGTTGTAAAAATAAACTACCGTTTTCGTTTTTTCTAATACCGTAAAAAAATCTAGGAGTATCGCCTAATCTTGTTAACGGGTCTGTACCTAAATAATAATTTGAATTAGACATTATGATATCTCCACGTAACTTACAACCACTGAAATACTATCAGCCTGACTGCTGGTAATTCGTAATCCGCAAAATTCCGGCAATATTAATTTTTCACCGTTGGTTATTATTTTTGCAGAAGTATTTGGCGGTATAGTTAAACCTTTTATGTAATAAGCTGGTACGCTGTCTGAACCTGTTACAAACACATCAACATTAACTGTATCATAATCAGTAATATTTGCAATATTGCAGCCGATTACAGTTGCTCGAATACCTGCGTCAATAGTTAAAACATCGTTTGGTTCGGTCCCTAACGAATTGTGTGTAACATTTTTAAATAGTGTTGGCATTTTTTATCCTAGAGTTAATGCAAATGCAACAGAAATATCATTAGCCTGTGTTTCTGACACAGCTCCAGATGCACCTGCAGGACTAGCCCAAGAAACTCCGTCCCAAATTTCCAAAGCCTTTGAATTAGTATTATATCGTGTCATTCCGACAACCGCATAAGATGTTGGACGCTGCGCATCATTTCCTCTTGGCGGAACAAACCCATTGGTACCAACAATTTTAAGATAACCATTACCTGTATGGGTAATTGTTGTAACAGCACCGGATACTACGTTAGTAATAGAACTATCAATAATTTTAATATTACCAGTTCGTATACCTCCCGCAGCATTTCCTTCTAATCGCAAATCTGTACCAGTTGTGGTAGTAATTATGTTATCTTGAAAAATAACACTTCCTACTTCAAAATAAGGAAGGTTCATTGAAGTAGTATATAAATCTTTAGTGTAAACAGCTCTCCATCTTACTGAACTAGAACCAATATCATATGTAGCATCAGTTTGAGGAATAATATCACTAGTAACGCTGGCATTAAAAACAATGTTATCGGTTAGTGCGTCACCAATTTGAATGTTGCCGCCGATCACTACATTTCCAGAAGTATTAATATTTCCAGAAACATCAAGATTTCCTGTAATATTTGTACTTGCTGAAATATTAACTGTGCCGGTACCGTTTGGTGCTAGATCAATTGAACTGTTAGAAACAGTAGTAGAAATAGTATTTCCTTGTAATTGAAGATCATCAATTTGAAGTCTGCTGTGATAAACAGTTGCTTCGCCGGCAGCGGCTTGAAATACTATTGTGCTGGTATCGCTGGTAATTGTATTGCCAGTAAAGTGTAAATTACCGACATTAATTTGTGTGTCAACAGTATGATTTATACCGTGTATATTACCGTTGACATCTAGGTCTGTAGTGGGGGCTGCTGTACGTATCCCGATACGAGAGTTAACAACATCCAAATAGAGAAGATCAGTCTCAAAAGCTAAATCCACACCATCTCTGATGAGATTTGACTTTAAGAGCTGACCGGAAATACGACCAATAGCCATTAGCTCTCCTTAACAGACCCCGTGTTTCACGGTTAACCTAATTTGGACTAACGTCCGCAGCCTTATGGCTCTTTGCTGGTTTACCACAGTCGGATCTTGCAAAAGTTTTGGTCTACCTTTGCAATTAGTAGTATTTATACCAAATGGAGAATTAGCCGAGGACTAGGGTCCAAATGTTTCCAATATCGTACATAAGTTCTTGTGTAACTTCGATACCACCACCTGTTGCCACTGACCATACAGTACCATCAAAACATTCCAGGTACCCTCTTTCTGTGTTGTATCTAGTTTCACCTACTTCTGGACTTAAAGGACGTTCGCTATCGGATCCGTTAGGAACAACCATACCGTTTGTACCGGTAAACTGAATGTATCCTATTCCTGTAGACTGTAATAATAAAGGATTGTTTTCTGGATTTATTATAGCATTTTCGTTAAATGCAATTTTTTCTAAGTATGTGTCTGCTGAATCGGCGGTTATTATTAAATCTTCATTGGACTGTGTTGTTGTAATTGTAGTTGTAACACCGTTAATTTCTACTTGATCACTGATATAAGCATAAGACGTATGGATACCTAATCCTGAATTTCCTATCGAAGTCCAATCAGATTGATAAACTTTATCCCAACGCTTTGTAGGTTTCCCTAGATCATAAACTTCATTGTTACCTAAGACAATTGTTTGAGTAAAATCGGTATTAATACTAGCAGTATCAGTAGTTTGGTCACCGATAGTTAGAGTACCAATTCCTGTTAAATCTCCCTGTAACGTTATGTTCCCTGTTACAGTTAAATTTCCTGTAATGTTTGTGTCTGCAATAAAATTAACTTTGCCTGTTCCGTTAGGATCAAATACAATATTTGAATTGCTAATACTGCTAATTTGATTATCGTTGAATATTAAACTGCTGGTAGTTAATCTATCGTGAAAAATATCACTTCCGGCTATCATAACCTGTATGCCGCCAACTGAAGTTGTAAATGTATTTCCGTTATTAATTTTAAGATTTCCAGCAATTAACTGTGTATCAACAGTTAAATTATGGCTATGAATATCTCCGTCTACATCTAAGTCGTAGGCAGGCGGAGATTTTTTTATACTAACTCGTTTATTTGTAACGTCAAGGTATAATAAATCAGTTTCAACAGCGATGTCAATGCCGTTTCTTTGTAGGTTAGCGGTTAATAATTTTCCACTAATTCGGCCAAGCTGAGACGAATAATTAGGTTCACTACCGTAGGTGTTTGAACCTAATAGACCGTCATCATCGCCCAATATACCCATAATTTAGTCCTTAATCGTTACTAGCCATTTCAATAGCGTGTACACTTGTTACTACGCTATTAGTTAAACTTGTTGGTCGACAAGTAATTTCTATTCTGTTTGTTGTAGAATTCCACTGTCCGTCAAAAGTAGCAAGAGGAGTGGCACTTGAATATGTAACACCGTATGCAGTAACGTAAACAACGTCATTTACATATCCTCTTATAGCAATGATATCGCAGGCCTGTGTTTGCCAACTAAGTCCACCATCTTCATAGCCTTCTACCATAACAAATAATTTAATAGCGTGTTGATATTGACCTGTTGAAGTGTAGATAACTGTATCAACACCTGCTAGACAAGATGTTGAATCCTGGTGACTCTGTTTAACATCTCCAGGATAATTTACATTACCTAATGTATCAATACTAACTTCATATCCATCTTGAGAAATTGCAGCAGGAATTGCACCCGAAGCTGCAAAAGTAATAGTATCCGTTGATGAATCAGTTGTAATTGTTATTCCAGGACCTTCTACTAATGTCAGCGTATCACTCGAGCTATCTGCAATAACGTTTGATTGTCCTGCAACAACAATAGTTTTAAATGAATCTGATACTGCTCCAGAAACTATATTGTTTAATAGGTTAGAAGGAATAGTACAAAATACTGTTTTGCCGCCTTCTAGAAAATTAACTGGGAAATTGCCGTTTGAAGAACTGTATATAACGTCTCTTGATAAAGATTCTGTTCCGCTAGAATTAGTATATGTGCCTCTTCCTACTTCCCAATTGCCGGCAGCATCTTCAATTCCGTAATAACATTCATTTCCAGAACCAACTGCCGAAAACGATTGAAAACCGGGAATTACAGTTTCTAATGTTATTGTACCTGTGCCGGTACTATATGTTCTAACTTTAACCTTATCAGCAACAACCAGGGCCATTACATATCTCCAAATCGATATGTATATTTACCCGTTTTTGGTTTTAGTTAGCGAATCCAAAGTATACTGTTACGTATTTTCCTGTAGGAACTGGGCTTGTAAAAATAAGATATGCGTTTCCGCTACCACCGTAGTTTGAATTTAATGTAAAGTTAGTTGTAGAAATTTGAAATACATTTTCTACCAATACAATAATATTATCTGCTGAACTAGGAACAGCATATAATGGGCCAAAGTCTGTCTGTATATCGTCACCTGGGCCTAAAGTTTGTTTATAAATTGAAGATGCGCCCGGAGCTCTAATAACTTCCCAGGCATTGCCTACGTAGCCTTCTATTGAATTTGTTGTTGTGTTATATCTAATTGTACCGTTAGCATCTGTAGGCTGACGAACTCCTGTTAGCTGAGGACGCTGAGATTGTGTGCCCTTAGGTAACATTAGGCCACCGTGGCTATTCATTACTACGCGGCCGCCAGGACCGTTAGCATCTGGATAGGCTATTAATGTTCTATCGTTGATACTAAACTTAGAAATGTTTTTAGTCTTTAAGAATTTCATACTTCTAATGCGCTCACTGTTACAGACAATTTGCTTGCAGAACTAGTACCTACCCAAATTTCGTCGCCACTTTCTAATACAACTCTTTCTTCACTAAAAAATACAGTTTCGCCTGCTGGAACGGTTAGGTTGTTTACAATTAAATTTCCGTTAGTTGCAGATTTACCATTTCGAACCAAATAAACATTTACATTAACTGCATTTGTAGTTTCGTCGGCTGCGCTAGGTGCTGCTGTGTTACAAAATGCAATAGTAGTAATTGCATTAATTCTTCCAGTAGCTCCGCCGACACCAATTGCTGCACCAGTTGTTGAACTAGTAAAGACTTTTACGGGAGAAGTTACACTAATAGAATCAATTAATGCTATTGTGCCTTCCGGAGTTTCGTAATTTCTAATCATATTTTTCTCTTAAAATAACATACTGAACACAAGTGCTTTATTTTTACTTATTAACTCGCCATTTCTTTTCGAAGTTTGTGTACTGTCGTTGACAAACCAAATTCCAGAAGAACCTACGCCCGGACTAGCAGCGTAAATTAAATTGCTGTCTGAAACATACGCAGGTGTTACAGCAATTTTATCTAATTGAACAGCGTAGTTAGTTTGTAATTTACCAGTTCCTTGTGTTCTAACATATATATTCTCGTTGGTAATACCTGCTTTGGAAGTAATTTCTGTTCGAGAAGGGCCACTACCTAATTCTAAATTTCCTAATTCAACTCGATTAGTAAAAAACTGGCTTACTAGATAAGAATCTACAACAATAGAAACTGCACTTTCTCCAAACGTCGAATATCCAGTAGTGTTTGTAAAATATTCTAACGAACCTGCCTGAGTTGATATATTAGGTGTAATGTCTTTGTCAGAAATAATAACACTGGTATCTTGACTTTGAGGAGCAACAATCTGGAAGGTTGGGTTATTTAAAATTGCATTATCAACATATAACTTATTTGGAATATCATCGTCGTGTATAACGTGTTCCTCATATGTATCTGTTCCAAAAACGGATATTACTCCAGTTCCAGAACCAATCAATGTTAAGTCTCCGTATCGACCTTGACCTGAAAAATTTAAATTTTCAGTTTCATTATCTGTTAAAATTGTATTAACTTTAATACCAACTTCACTGTAGTTGAATGGGCCTGGAGAATCATTGGCTGCAAACAACCAAGTCTTTGATGATTCCTCAAATAACAACATTGCAGGAGTTAAATCACCCCTATCAATTTTTACTCCCGAATAACCTAAAGTTACTCCTGATCCTGTTTCTCCAGCATTTAGTGTTATAATATTGTCATTGATATCTAAATTTGTAGCAGCAACAGAAACTGTTTGACCTTCTACAACTAAGTCCCCTGTAACTATTACACTACCACCAGCAGAGGCTGGACCGGTGTCAAACTTTATTTTGGCACCGTCGGCAGTTTTAATGTTATAATCACCGTTTACACGGAGAAACTGTCCCATTGTTAATTCCTAAATTAAGTTGGTGTTAAGAAAATTTGATCGCCTGTAGAGTCTGCATAGTTGCCTAATCTCCAAGTATATCTTACACCGTTAAAGTCAATAGCTGTACGCTTTTGTAGTTTAGCAATTCTAACAGCACTTGCATCAGCGCCTGTTTCTAAATAACCTGTTAGGCGCATTTCTCCAGCAGCACTAGGTGTTCCGCTGACTAATTTGCAAATTGCTTGTGTGCTAGATGAAGTATCTTGAACTAGGTATCTCTTAGAACCTTTTTGCTTAACAATAAACACATCAGTTTGATTAGAACCAATGTATGCTTCGCAGCGAATACCTGCATCGCCTGTGTAGGTGCCAAATACCTTAACACCATTCTTATCTGATTTTACTGGACGTCCCATTTGTTTTCTCCTTGTGTTGACGTTCTAGGCCTACGCGGTGGGTGCCGCATAAATCACTTAGATACTTTATTTATCCAGCCAAACAAAAAGCCCCTTTCGGGGCTTTTTGAATACGTTGTATAATCTTTTTAAAGATTAAGCAAAACGTAGGTTTGCAGATGTAACATCAACAAGAGCCAAGTAGTCAGCAGCATTACCTAGAGATGATGCTGTGTTTGTTAACTCAACATAACCGTATCTGGTCATGAAAGAAACTACTGGTTCAAATGTAGATGGATCTAATACAACACCGCTGCTCATCAATGGAATGTATGGGCAGTAGAATGCTGCTGCGTCAGACTCGGAAGTACCTTTGTAACCAATCAATACTTTGTCGTCTTCTGCGTATGTGTTTACATACACTTTCATTGCGCTGTTCAATGTACCAACGAACTTGGTGTTTGTTGGAGCTTCGAAAGTGCCTTCTGTAGTGCGAGCAAAAGCAGAAGTTGTAGCAGACTGTAATAGTGTTAATACAGTTGGTGATACAACAGCCCAGTTACCTGCGCCACGACGTGTACGTTGTGCGATCAAGTTAGAAGCACGGTTGATTTGAACAGCTAGAGCAGCGTGTTCGTCACCAACGAATGTAGCTGTACCAGAAACTGCTGCTTGGTCGTATGTTAATACGGCTGTACCAGCTAGTGTCTTCAAGCTACGTAGAACTTCTTGATCAATCTCAGCTGTGATCTCTTGTGCAAGAGCAGCCATGATTTCTGCTTCGATGTCAATACCTTGTTGGGCTTGTGCATCTTGAGCAGCTTCAAATGTCCAGCGAGCAGACAACTTACGTGTCTTAGCTTCGACTGTTTGTTTCAAGATTTGAATGCTTAGTCTGTTACCTGCTACGCCTTCTAAAGCTGCTGTAGAAGCTGCCTTATCAGAACCAGATACACCAGAATAGCCTTCAGCAATCTTGAATGGGCTTAGTGCCTCATCGCCAGCTGTAGTGTTACCACCAGCAGAACCACTGAATGTGTCGCTGTAGCGAACACGTAGAGTATGGATCTGACCAACTGGGCCTGTCATTGGTTGTACACCAACTAGTTCATTAGCAATGACTGTTGGCATTACACGTCTGATCACAGGTAGGATCACACGATTTAGGGTTGCAACGTTACCGGCGGAAGTAGCACCAGCTGTAGCACTCTCTGCCAAATACTTGCGGGTATTCTCTAGAGTAGTTGCCATAACTGTACGCTTGTTACCTTGTAGGCCTTCTAATAGAGCCTCTTTAGTTTCCGACCAGCGTGACTCGAGTAGTTGTGACATATTTGTTCTCCTTAAACTTTAAGTCCCGCAAGCCTGCGGATGTCAAAAATTTCTGCGGTTTTTTCTTCTTTACCGCTAGATTGTGGTGCCTGTTTATCGCCTGTAATTTCTTTAGCCTCTGAGAGTACTTTCTTCGCCGGTGTACCGCCATTCATTACTGCTGGCATATACTTGTCGAAAGCTGTACGTAGCTTTTCAGTTTGAACTGATTCTAATAGACTGCTCATTACTTCACGCTTATCTCCAGTCAACGGGCCTAGCAATTCGCTCATAACTTCCTTGCGTTGGTTGTTTTCTTTGATAATACGTAGTTCACGTTCTTTGCTTTCTACTAGTGATTGTGCTTCTGCAACAACTTTTGCTGCTTCTTCTAGCTCTGCTTCTTTGGTAGCAACTACCTTTAGAAGTTTTGCTGTTTCAGATTTCTCATTTAGGTGAGATGCAGCATACTCGCTTGCGAAAGATTCAAAAATTCTGCGACCAAAGTCATTTCTACGAGCTGCATCAATGTCTTCACGTAGTTGAGACATTTCAGTGCGTAGACCGCCCTGAACTGTTTCTGCAACCATTGTAGAAGCTTTGCTAATAAATTCTTTCTTGAGAGATTCGAACTTAGCCTTAGACTCACGTACTAAACGTACTTTAGTTTCAGCTAGGTCTTTCTTATCTGTGTGGAATTCTGCGATTTCTTTCGCTAGAGCATCCACAATAAAAGATTCTAGTTTAGCAACATTGTTGGCAACTTGCTTACGATCTTCGTGTAGTTCTGCAAGTTCTTTCTTAAGATTTGAAAGAACAAATGATTCCATTGCTGCGGAATCGTCTTTCATCTTTTGAACATAACGAGCACGAGCTTCAATTAGACCTTGGCGATCTTCTGCAAGTTCGCCTAATTCTGCTTGTAAACGATCAGTTAGCATAGCTTCAACAGCTTCTACCATTGCTGATTTATCGTGTTCGTATTTTTGTGCAAATTCTTCACGTAGTGTAGCAGTGACTTGCTCACGGTTTTCTTGAATTCTGCTTTCCCAAGCAGTTTCAATTTCCGATTTGATTTCTTCGGAAATCACATTGTTTTCGAACAATTGTTTTACGATGTCTAGCATTGTGATTCTCCTACTGTTATTTGAGTCCAGCGATTATTCGCTTAAGACCCTCTGCTAAGTATTTTTGTGCCTGTGGGTCGCCTTTAACTTCTTGTGCAATTCTATAAGCCTGATAGCCACCTGTGTTATTCATTAGGTGTTCATAAACTGGTGTTGGATAAGCGCCTGGTGCGCTAGGTTGAGCAACAACGTCAACTGTAATAATTTCAAACCCGTTAACTTTTCCTTCGTTATCAACTTCACCTGATCCACGAGAGGAAACGCCAAGTTTAACTCCTGACTCCAACATTGTCTGTACTAATTGACCCATTGGAGTTGGGAGGATTTTAAGTTTTCCGTAGCCGTTAGGACCATCCATCCACATCTTGGTAATCATATGACTAACACGATCTAGATTGATTCTTAAATCCTGCGGGTGATCAACTTCGCCTAGCACTGAATATCCGCCAGCGATCTGTTCGTTGAGAGTCTTGACAGCCCTGCCAATTTCTTGAGAAGAATAAACACGTTGATTTGCATTGCGAATGTCGCCCTGAATGCAAATCCCGTTTAGATAAAGGCTCTTACTCGAGCCTTCACCTTCACTCTCAAGGACAATCTTAGCCTGGTCGAAACTCAAATTTTCTGCTAGGGTAGATCTCACGTTAGTGTCCTATTATCTACGACCACGGAAAAGGCTTTGCTTGTTGTCAGCTGATTCTTTTGCACCAGCTTTCTCAGCACCGTGTCCTGGCTCTTTCTTGCTAAAAGCATTTCCTGCTTTGCCGCCTGGCACGTTAATATTACCAGCGTTGTCTTCTGTTGGCTTTTGCTTGATTAAGCTAGAACCTTGCAATTGGCCTTTGTTTGCTTCAACGCCGCTTTCTGTTTTGCTTTGAGCGATGTTAGAAGCTGTACCGCCCATATCATTCTTACCAGCTACGATTGACTTGGTATTTGCACCGTTATCACCCATTTTTGCTGGAGCAACTTTTTCTACGTATTCACGAACTGTTTCTAGATCGTTGATATCGTCTTTCATTTCTTCGTCGTCACCGCCCATTTCGTCACCGAAATCGTCGCCGTGTTCTTTACCTTCAATACCTTTTAGCTCGTCAAACTTAGCTTGTAGCTCGTCAACAATAGATTCTAGGTCTTGAAACAATTCTTCTTCGCCCTTTTCTGCTGGCTCTTCTTCCCCGTCCATTTCGCCTTCTAGGTCGTCTGTTGGGTCGCCACCAAATTCTGGCATATCGTCACCGCCTTCAATTGCGATGTCTTCAAAGTTTTCGTCGACTTTGTCTTCTTCAGCATCTTCATCAGAAGCTGCTTCTTCCATATCTTCGTCGTCTTCGTCTTTTTCTTCTTCTTCAGCAATTTCGCTGTCGATCATTGATTCATAAATTTCACGTGATTGTTGTACAACGTAATCGTGAAATAATTCTTCTGCTTTGGCTTGATCGCCTTCAACAAGATGTGACAACATCTGTTGCAATAATGTTTTATCTGCCATGTTAAAATCTCCTCAAGATGGTTTTAGGCTGTGTTTTTATTTACTACGTAGATTAAAAAACTACGTTAAATGATAGTTTTTTGATCGTTTTCATTTGAATATATAGTTCCCGGGAACGTTTTTTCAAAATCTTTAAAATTTATATGGGTTAAATTAGTTAGTGCAGGTCCCAATTTATCTGGAATAAATGCACCATCTTGTATTACCCTAAAAAAATTAATGTGTCTAAACTCCTTTATAACTTTTTCTGTTTGACTAAGCCAATTTCCAAAGTACGTAGGTGCGTCTGTTGACTTTTTATAATTGTATGTATCTGCGTACACATTATTAAATTTTCCCTCTAATCCTTGATAATCGAACCCAAAAATGTATATATCTTTGTGTCCTTGTGTACAGGCTAACCATAATGCGGTAGGCCCTGAACTCCAGCCTTTATGAGGGTTAAAAAAGTTAATATGATGTTTAGTTTGTACACCTTTGTTAGGATTTGTCCATACTTGATGAGTTTTGTGATAGCCCGATGATATAATTTCATTGACCATTTTAACATCAACAGCTATTAGATAGTGAGGTTCATACTCTCTATACTGTGCATTACAGCCGTAGACAACTCCTTTAGTAAGTAAGGATTCTGGATTTATTGTTAATCGACTTGTACCGTTACCTAGAACAAAGGCCGGATTATTGTGGTGGAGCTGCTTCTTCGCCAACTGGTGTTCCATACATTTGTCTAATAAAACCCAGTTCAGACTCTTCTTCCATTTGATGCGCTTCTGATTGAAGTCGCAATTGATTAATTTGACGTAGTGTCAAGCGAATTTTTCTATTATCTGTTAACTTAAGAATAGACTTATCTCTGCTAGAGTCGTATCTACGATCATTAGCAAAGTCGTTGTTTTTTTCGTTAAAATAAAAAAATTCGTTTAGAAGCATAATGTATTTATTACTGAACTGGTGCTTCTGCTGGAGCAGCTTCACCTTCGGCTCCTGGTTCGGCTTCAGCAGCCATATCAGGACTAGCTTCTGCTGATTGTCCAGCTAGGTCTGCTGCCATTCCTCCGGGAGTAATGCCTGCAGATCTTAATTGACTCTGAGAATCCGGTGTTGCCTGTAGAGTATCGCCGTTTTCTTCTCTCCAAAGTTTTTCGTTTTCTTTGATCTCTTCCTCGGTCATTCCTAAGAATCGCTTCATAGCAAAACGTTTACTTAGATGAGGAATTTGAACAACTTGACTGAATGTTGCTGCTCTTGCTGTGTCAAGTTCTGATTGACGATAAGCAGCAAAGTTTTGTGGTGAATTAAATTTTAGCTCAAATAAACTATTATCAATGTTAATACCGTTGTTGTTTAACCAAAGTTTAAATTCTAGATCAAATGTTTCTACAATCATAGATTGTAAACGTTTGCAGTACTCGTTAAAACGTAATTCTTGAATATACGCTGTGCCTACTTTACCATCAGAGATGTTGTTAGGCTGTTCATCAATGGCAGTAGGAAGGTATGAAGCAGGTATACGCAAAGCCCTAAAGAGCTTGTTAGTAAAATAACGTAGGTCAGTAATTTCGCCAAGGTTGGTACCTCCAGGTAGTGTTTCAACTTTAGAACCACGACCTTCAGCAGTTTGTGGGAAGAAGTAATCTTCGTTTACACTTAGTGGATTATAACTAGCGTCTATAACGTTATTTCCACCGCCGGTTGAACTAGGAATACGTCGTTGTTGAATTTCATTTTTAACCCGTTCAACAAAGCTCATAGCCATATGCGCTGGCATATTTCCAACGTCTACATAGAAAATACGTCTTTCTGGAGCACGTTGTATACGATAGATAATAATAGCATCTTCAAGCAATTCTTTCTGCTTGTAGACTTTAAATACTGATTCTAGAATACTATTACCAAAAGGATAATTTGTATCTAAACCTTCTGATAATGAAATATGGACTACGTGTTTTGCATCAACTGTGATTTCGTTTTGTGCATTACTAAAACGTGTGCCAGGAGGCTGTGCTGCTGCACCAACCATCCCTCGGCCAAAGCCTCCGCCGGATGTGTAAGAGCTTGAACCACTAGGTGATGTGTTAGTTGTATTGTGTGGTGTTGTAGCAATTAAATTTACAAAATTAAAGTTAATATCTTTAATTCCGTACTGCTCAGGAACTTTACCTTCGCTTTCGTTAACAATAATTTTATTAACCTTAGAAGGATCAACATATAACCATTTTTGAGTTTGTGGATCTCTAACAAAGAAACAATCTCCGTATTTTAATGTGTTACGGAAAATACGGAAAATTCTAGTTTCAAACTGCTGTTCTTTAACCCACTTTTGTAGTGCGTCTTTTAAAATTTTAACTTCGGTTGAAGTAGGCGCACCTTTAAAAAATGTCTGGAATGGTGTGCGATTTTCTTTATCTTTTTGTGTGCAAAATTCTGCAAGAATATCAAGTGCAGCATTAACTTCACTGTCCATATCCATTGTATCGTATTGCATATATTTTTCAACACGGTTTGGACTACCTGCATAAACATCCGGTAAAAAGCTAGAATAATTTGCTCTAGCAGGACCCGGACGGCCACGGCCCGAAATTGGGCTCATTGAACCTCCGTTGTTGCTAACATTAACAGGTGTAAAGTATTTTTTCCAACTCATAGTTTATGCTCGATATAAGTTTCCAGACAAACTCTTAGTAGCATTGATTTGTTCATATGTGTTTGTTGTAGTCTGAGCACTTAGTTTAAGTAATTGTCCCATCTTAGTATTTAATTCCGCAAGCAGGGTTTCTGCTGATTCTTGAGTAGGTCCTCGTTCTTCAGCTCTTTTCTTTTCTTCTTCTTGTTTGGCTTTAGCAGCGGCTTCTTCCTCTGCTTTCTTAGCGGCTGCTGCACGTTGAGATTCTTTATCAGCTTCTATTGCAGTTTTGGCAGCATCTGCTTTTGCGGATGCTTGTTGTTCTCTTGTAGTAGGACTAGCGGTTTTAGCAGCATCTGCTTTTGGCACTAGGGCACTACCTTCTCTTGTAGCGTATTGTTTTAATAGTTCTTCTGGACCGGCTGTATAATCTACAGATGCTTGTTCAGCGGCCTTAGCAGCGGCTTCTCTACCTGCAAGTTCTTTTTTGGATAACTTATTGTTAGCTTCAGTGAAAAGTTGTTTTTCAGCAAATTTTTTCTTTTCAGCTTTGACTTCTGCAAGTTGAGTTTGGATTTTTGCATCTTTCTCTTCTTTGGCAGCTACCAATGCTTCGTCTCTGGCTTTGGCTCTAGCTTCTCTGTCTTTTTTACGCTGTTCGTAAACTTCGTCACTCATTCCGCCAAATCTATTTGGAATTAAGTTTAAGATTTTGTCTATCATTGCTTCAAACCCATCATTTAGGTTTGCAAATATTGCCTTAATTCCTTCTACACTAAAATATTTTCTAAATGTTTGCCAAACATCAGATATAACTTCACCTAGTGTTTTAAAATACTTAGAAACCGTTTCCGATTTCATAACAACTTCATTGAACCATTTATAAACATCTGTGGCAGTATCTATTACCCACCCGAGTACTGCGCCTAGGATTTTAAATGCATCTCCTACTACCTGTCCAACTTCGAGTATAGTTCTTTCTAACCAATCAAGACTCCCTACTAACTCGTTGCCGCTGGTAAAAATATCAGTTACAGCTTTCCAAAGATTATCTAAAGGTTGCATTAGTCCTGTGACAGCTTCCCATAGGCCGCCAAAAGCTGTTTCTGTAGCTTTGACCACACTACTCAAAATACCAAATAACCAGTTTAATCCTTCGTCTACAAGATCTATAGCACCTTTAAAACTTTCAAATTGAAGGCTAACACCTTCTAATGTTTTGCTTATTTTTTGAATAATTGGTTCAAATATTATTTTAAGACCAAAGCCTATTTTTTCAAATAGTGCGCCTACGACTGCAAATACCGGAGGTAACACTCTTGTTAGAATATCAATTATTGGTCTAAATCCTGCATCTAATGCTTTGAGAGCAGGAGCCAGTACTCCTGTAAATATCTGTGCAACTAGTTCAACTCCAGAAATCATTAAATCTAAAAATCCACTAGATGCTAGTAGTTCTGTAAAAGTATTACTGATGCTATTAAGCACCTGAGACATCTTTTGCATTTTTTCGTTAAAGCCGTCTGTGTTTTTCTTAGTTGACTCTTGTTGTTCGCCCGCGGTTTTAATAGCGTCCTTATTGACCTTATTCCAACTTCCTAAGGCTGCGGCTGTTCCTCGCATTTCTTCGCTGGCTGCTGCTGCGTATTTGATATTTTTCAACGATGATGTTGCTTCGGCTCTACCAATATTCAAACTTTGATTCATTTGCTCTTGAGAAACCTTAACACCTCGTTGTGTTTGAGCGTGTAGGTTGGCAAACTGAGCACCTAGTTGAGGCATTTGAGCTAGCAATGCTCGGTTAGCATCTGTAGTAGCAGTTCCGTTGGCAATTAAATCTTTGGCAAAGTCCTGCATTTCTTTGCTAGGCATACTTTGAATTAATGTCATTGCCGAAGCTTCAACCTCTGGTCCAAGACCTGCCATAGCCGCTCTAAACTGTCCGTCTGCTGCTAATGCTTCTCTTTCTTTTTCTTTTGCAGCACGTTCTTCTCCAGTTACCTTGGCCAGCATATCCATTTCTTTAAGATAGCTCTTAGCACCTGCTGCTAACTCTGCATTGGACTTTGTTCCTTGAGCGCCTTGGGCTCTTAACAACTTACCATAATTTGCAAGACCTTGATTTATTTCCTGTGTATTATATCCTAGAGCATAAAGGTCTGAACTTGTTGTTCTTAATGTTTTAGATACCTGTGCAAATCTCTTTGAGCCGTCTTCAGTAGTAACACCGAACGCCCCCATAGCTTCACCATTCTTAGAAATTAAAGCACCAAATTCTGCAAGATTCATTCCAGCTGCTGATGCCGCTGCAGAAAATTGACCTATGCTTCCACCAAAGGTAGCACCAGATGCTGTAGCTTCACCGTAGGCTTTGACCATTTTATCAGCTGCACCTGCCACTGCTCCAAACACTTTAGCTAATAATCCGCCAACACCTGGAATCATTGATAATACTTCTGCTGCGGAAGCTGCTGATCCGTCTATTTTAGATAATTTTTCTGCGGTGTCTACACCCGATTCTGCAAGTTTTGCCATTTTTCCAACAACAAATCCTGCACCAGTGGCTAATTTTCCAAGACCTCCTACAACTCCTCCTGCAGCTTTACCAAGGCCAAACATTGTCTTTCCTGCTGCGCCTGCGGCTTTGCTAAAAAACCCGCCACCGCCTCCGGCTGGAGTACCGCCACCGAGACCTCCTCCTCCACCAGGAGATCCTCCACCACCAGGAC